CTTTGCGTACGCGGGGCCGAAATTGACAAACGGGGGATTTCCCGATGAAAGGCCGCCGGCCAACGCCTAAGCCGATCCTACAAATTCGTGGTTCCCGCGTCCGTGGGCCACACAAAACCGGGATTGACGCACCGCCTGGTGCCCCTCCTGCCCCGGCCTGGCTCTGCGACCTAGGGCGGGCCGAATGGGAACGAATCGTACCCATGCTTGAGGCATCCAAGGTCATGAGCCCACGCCACCAAATGACGCTGGCGGCCTATTGCGATTCGTTGGCCGACATGATCAAGGCCGATGCCGAACTGCGGCAGCATGGCGCCACGTTTATGGACGACAAAGGTAGGGTGAGTAATCACCCGGCGTGGAACCGCAAGCGTGACGCTAGGGTGCACATGCTGAAGTTTGCGGCGGAATTCGGATTGACTGCTTCCGCCCTGGCCCGCGTATCAGCGGTGGACGATGGCCCGCAACAAAACGATGAAGCGGCCCGCATCCTGTTCGGCTGAAACGCCGTGCGGTCTGTGTGCATCCTGTCGGGCGGTGCAATTCTTCGCAACAATGATGACGCACGCCAAAGGCGAGCGTGGCGGCAAGCCTTTCCTGCTTGAGCCGTGGCAGCAGACATACGTGCGGGCGTTGTTTTATGCCCCCAACGGCCAACGCAAGATACGCACTTCGCTGTTGGCGGTCGGGCGCAAAAACGGGAAATCGACGCTGGCGGCTGGGCTGGCTCTCAAACTTCTGCTTGAGCCAGAGCCAGGAGTCGAAGTGTATTCCGTGGCTGCGGCACGGGATCAGGCCAGGTTGGTGTTTGACACCGCGCGGATTGCCGTGGAACAGTCCCCGGTGCTGTCGCAGTTCTTGAAAGTTTACCGCAACGCGATCGTCTGCGAACGCACGCACGGCACCTACAAAGCGTTGAGCGCTGAAGCGGGCATTCAGCACGGGCTTTCGCCGCATGGCGTGATCTTTGACGAATTGCACGCTCAGCCCAATCGGGAACTGGTTGACGTAATGGCCACCAGCATGGGCGCCCGGCGGCAACCGCTAATGGTCTACATCACCACGGCCGGCTACGACCGGAAAAGCGTGTGCTGGGAGGTGTGGAAATACGCCGAGGCTGTAGCCACAGGTGCCGTAAAAGACGAATCGTTTCTGCCGGCCATCTATGCGGCTGACGCAGCCGATGACTGGCAGTCTGAAAAGACGTGGGCGAAGGCAAATCCCAACCTAGGCGTCAGCGTAAAGGTTGATTTTTTACGCAGCGAGTGTGCTCGAGCAATTGAAATGCCTGCATACGAAAACACGTTCCGGCAGCTGTACCTGAACCAGTGGACAGAGCAGGACAAGCGATGGCTGCGGATGGATCATTGGGCACAGGGCAACAAGCCCTGCCCGGTGGATCTGACAGGGCGGGAATGTTGGGCCGGTCTTGACTTGGCCACAACGTACGACACGACGGCTCTGGTGCTGCTGTTCCCGCTTGAGGATGGCACGTACTGGGTGGAACCTCATTTCTGGATTCCATCCGAGAACATGCAGGCCCGCGTGCGCCGCGACAAAGTGCCGTACGACATGTGGCACAAGCAGGGGCGCCTGCACGTGACCGATGGCAACGTGACGGACTACGACCGCGTGCGGTCAGACATCAATGCACTAGCCACTCAATACCAATTGCGTGGCGTGGCAATTGATCGCTGGAACGCCACGCAGCTGGCCACGCAACTGCAAGGAGACGGCCGAAACGTCATAGGATTCGGGCAGGGCTACGGCTCAATGTCGGCGCCTGCAAAACGCACTGAGGCGCTGTGCGTGGCCGGCAAGCTCCTGCACGGCGGCCACCCTGTGCTGACGTGGCAGGCTGGAAACGTGGCGATACAGAGCGACTACGCAGGCAACATCAAGCCGAGCAAGGCGAAAAGCACCGAACGCATTGACGGCATTGTGTCGCTGGTCATGGCAATCGGAATTCACGACACCGCGACGGCACCGGCACCAGCACAAACGTGGGACATCCTGACGCTATGATTTCGCACGCCGAAACGCCGGAACAATCTTTCAAGATCATTGATCTGCGTGGCAGCGGCAACTATTCGGACGGCTGGAACGATGCGCCAAGCCGTGGCCCGTCTGGCATGCGAATCACGCCTGAAACGGCGCTCAAATGCAGTGCCGTGCTGGCCTGCGTGCGGCTGATTGCAGAAAACGTGGCGGCAATTCCGTTGCACGTTTACCGCCGGCTGCAGCAAGGCGGCAAAGAGCGCGCCCGCGATCTGCCGCTGTACCGATTGCTGAATCAGCAGCCTAACGGCTGGCAGACTTCGTTTGAGTTTCGCGAGATGCTTACCGCTCACGCGTTGACCTATGGCAACGCGTTTGCGGAAATCCGCAGCGGCCCGGCCGGCGCCGTTGATTCGCTGTGGCCGCTGCATCCAAGCCGAATGAAGGTGCATCAACTTGAAGACGGCACGCTGTGCTACTACTACCGCGAGGAAAACGGTTCCGAAACGCGATACACCCAAGATCAGATTTTCCATTTGCGGTGGCTTTCATCCGATGGCGTGATGGGAATGCTGCCCGTGACGCTGAGCAAGGATGCCATCGGCCTGGCTCAAGCCCTTGAGGCCCACGGCGGCGCCTACTTCGGCAACAGCTGCCGGCTGTCTGGGTTGATGGAATCGGACAACCCGATCAGCGTAGAAAATGCCGAGCGATTGCGGGAACAGTTTGAGCGGCTGCACCGTGGCGCTGACCGAGCGCACCGCACGGCGATCTTGCCTGCCGGCGTGCATTGGAAAGACGTGCAATCCAGCAACGAGGCCAGCCAGTTTCTGGAAACCCGCCAATACCAGGTCATCGAAATCTGCCGTGCCTACCGCGTCGATCCGTCTTACGTGCAGGACAAAACAAAGGTCGGCTACGCGTCACAAGAGCAGGCTGCCATCGATCTAGTGCAGCAGACGTTGATGCCGTGGTTTCGCCGCTGGGAATCGGCCATCACGCGCGATCTTGTCGTGCAGGATGACGTGTATTTTGCGGAGTTCGACACGCGCGGTCTGTTGCGTGGCGATCTGGCCGCACAGGGTGCGTGGCTGCAGACAATGTTGGCCACCGGCATCTATAGCGTGAACGAGTGCCGCGAAGTTCTGAACATGAACCCGATTGGCCCAGAGGGCGATCAGCGGTACATGCAGATGAACCTGACAACGATGCAGGGCATCGCCGCTGATGCGGCCGTTGGCAACGCTGGGGAGCCTGCGCCGGCTGACAACTTGCCTCAGTCGTACACAGACAAGCTTTTGAACGCATCGCCACCGCCGGCCCCGGCCCCGGCAGCACCGGCTGTCACGCCGATGTCACGCGCCAAGCGTGCTCCACGATCACGAAAGAAAAAGGATTAGCGCCATGGAAAAAGAAACGCGGTCATTTCAAGAAACGCTGAACCTCGAGACGCGTGACGACGGAAAAACCGTCATCAAAGGCATGGCCGCCATGTACCGCGTTCGCAGCGTCAATCTTGGCAATTTCACCGAAGAAATCATGCCGGGTGCGTTTGATGGCGTCATGAAGCGCGAGAAGCGCAACGTGGTTGGCGTGTTTAACCACGACACCAACATTGTGCTTGGCACCGAGCGTGCCGGCACTCTTCGCCTGTCGCCGACAGAGCAAGGGCTGGGATACGAAATAGACCCGCCGGCTACGCGTGCTGATATCGTGGAATTGATCCGGCGCGGTGACGTGTACGGTTCTTCGTTTGCATTCACCGTGGCCAAGGATGGCGACGAATGGACAACCGACGAAAACGGCGGTCACCTGCGTTACGTGCGGGCCATTGAGGGACTGTATGACGTTGGGCCAGTGCTGACGCCGGCCTACGAAGACACGTCCGTAGCTGTTCGATCGCTTGACAAGCACCTGAAAACGCACCGACCGGCGCTGATGCTGCCGGCACTTCGACGGGATGCGAAGTTGGAAAAAGCACTCCGCAGGTTTCTCCGGCAGCATGGCCGCAAAATCGGGTGATTCGTGCCGCGCGTGCAAGCGCGGCAGGCTTGGCGTCGTGCGTTCTTGCGCCGCCGGCGTGTACCAAATTCGGTACCTGAAGTGCCCTGCGTGTGGCGCAAATCAGCGCAGCGTAATCCCGGCTGACAACATTCGCCGGCGTGGCATCGTTTCCTAGTTAGGAAACAAGTTGGCCCTGCACTCTGCAAGGGTTGGCACCTGTGGCCGTAGCGTGCGGAAAGGTCACCACCTACCGCACACACAGGAGCGCCACACTATGGCCGCCAGCCGCGTCAAGGAACTGCTCGACGAACTCGCTTCCACGCTCGCAGAGCTTGGCATGATGGACGAAGCCGGCGCCGCCGAAGAGGCCGGCGAGAACGCCGATGGCACCCCGGTTGATCGTTCGGTCGTTGACGCCGTTGAGGCCCGCCAGGCGAAGTATGACGATCTGCTGGCGAAGGCCGACCGCATCAAGGCGGCGATTGACAAGGCCGAAAAAGCTGAGGCCCGCAAGGGCGAACTGCTCAAGGCGCTGAACCGCGCTGCCCCGGCCGTTGAGGTTGCGGAGCAAAAGACCCGCATTCAGCCGATCGGCTATCGCGGCCAGCTGCGTGCGTTTGAGTCGCTTGAGGTGGCCCACCGCTGCGGCATGTGGCTGAAGGCGCATTTCGGCAACAACGAGGCCCGGCAGTGGTGCCGCGACAACCTCGGCACCGAATACCGCGACCTGGGCGGCCAGGTCAACAGCCTGGGTGGCGTGCTGGTGTTTGAGGATTTCAGCAACACCATCATCCGGCTCGTTGAAAAGTTTGGCGTGGCGATGAACCTCGCTCAGCGCGTGCAGATGTCGTCTGACACGCTGCTTGTGCCTCGCAGGTTGACGGGCGTGACCGGGTATTGGATCGGGGAGAACACCACGATCACGACCAGCGACCCGACCGCCACGATGGTGCAGCTGGTTGCCAAGAAGTTGGCCATGGCCACGAAGGTCAGCAACGAACTGCTGGCCGACAACGCCATTTCCGTTGCTGATTGGCTGGCGCAAGAGTACGCCACGACCATGGCGGCTTCCATCGATGATGCGTTCTTCAACGGTGACGGCACCAGCACCTACGGCGGAATCCGTGGGCTGTCGCAGATCACGGACGGCACGCACACCGCGTCGATTGCTACGGCAGCAAGCGGCAACACGACGATTGCCCTGCTTGACATCGATGACTACCTGCAGGCCCTGGGCAAGCTGCCCCGATATGCCATCGGCACGTCGGCGTGGTACATGCACCCGCAGGTGTATCACCAGTCCGTGCAGCGCATGATGCTGTCGAGCGGCACGGCTGGCAGCGGCACCATCGGTGCGTTGGCTGGCGGCAACACGGCGGCCAATCTGGCGCAGGGAACGCCGAACACGTTCCTTGGTCTGCCGGTCGTGTGGGTGCTGAAAATGACCGCCGCGCCCACCACGGGCACCGTGGCGGCCTACGTTGGCGATCTGTCGCTGTCCTCGATCATGGCCACGAAGTCTGACATGCAGGTGGCGTCGAGCACCGACCGGTACTTTGAGGCCGACCAGACCGCTTTCCGTGCGGTGCAGCGTCTGGACATTGTCCACCACTCGCTTGGCGACACGTCCAACGCCGGCCCGGTTGTCGCGCTCAAACTGGCCTGACCATAGCACCCCACTCACCCCATAGGAATTAAGCATGAACCATCACGGTCTTGCCAAGTCGTCTTCCAAGAGCACCGCCAGCGTGGCGGCGTCTGCAACGTTCACGCACGAAATTGACACCAGCGGTTTCAAGTATCTGGCCATCGACGTGGTGTATTCGCCCTTCACGGCGGCCACTGCGGCCTACGCCAGCGTGCTGAAGCTGCAGGAGTCGGATTCGTCTGGCTCCGGCCAAGCCGACATCAGCGGCATGAGCGTCACGGCGGGTGCCGGATCGACCACCGGTGCCAGCTACGGTGCGATTGCCCGGTTTAATGTCGATCTGCGTGGCCGCAAGCGATACATCAGCGTGGTCACCAGCCCCGGCAACACGGTTGCGGTTTCGTCTGACGCCCGACTCGCCAAGGGCGACAACGGCGCCACCGATGCCACCGGCGCCGGCGTCAACGACTACAAGAGCCTGTAACAGTTGACACCACAGCGATAACGCCCAAGAGCGGGCGGCGGGCGTCTGCCTGCCGCCCGTTTCTTTTGGAGTTAACCACGTGAAAGTTCGTGTTGGTCAGGTTGAGCATGACCTGCGAGTTGAGGCTGCGTTTAGCCTGCCCAGGCTGACGTTTACCGACAACTTCTTTTGCGTCATGCAGGCGCTGCTGCCATTCGGCATCAGGCCAACCAAGTTCACCGGTGCGTTTTGGGAGCAATGCCTAGACCGTGTGTTGCTCGACATGATTGATCGCACTGACTGGATTCTGTGCTGCGACTTTGACACGGTTTTTGAGGCCGACACGCTGCAGCGATTGATGGTGGCTGCGATGGTCAGCGGATACGACGCCGTGGCGCCTATGCAGACCAAAAGAGACGAAGGCGTGCCAATGTTCACGCCGGAAGGTCACGGGCACAAAATCGGCTTGGTGCAGTTGCCAAACACGTGGTTTGAACAGACCATTCAGCCAGTGGATACGGCCCATTTTGGCTGCACGTTACTGCGATCATCGGCGCTCAAGCGTACGAACACGCCGTGGTTTTTGGGCACGCCTTGCGCCAATGGCCACTGGGGCGATGCCGCCGAAGGCGAAACGCCGCGTATCGACCCTGACATCCACTTTTGGCGGCAGTGGAAGGCCAGCGGCAACACGCTGGGCATCGCCCCGCAGATCGCCGTGGGGCATTGCGAACTGAAGATCACTTGGCCAGGACGGGATCTAAAGCCAGTGTTTCAGACGCCGAACGACTATTGGCGATTGGGCGGCCGGCGCCCATCTGAAGCGTGGGGCAGCGTGGAACACGGGGAGTCATCAGCAGAATGAGCGATCGCATACGCATTCGATTTTTACGTCCGTATTCCGTTTACCGGCGCGGCAACGTGATTGAAATGGATCGCGGCCCGGCCAAGTCGCTGATTTACGCCCAGATTGCCGCCGTGGACGAACAGCCGCAGCTGCTGGAGACGGCCACGCTTGAACTGTCAGAGGTTCGCACGGCAGACGCTACGCCACGGAGACGCAGGAAATGAGATACCGCAGCCTGGTGCGGGCCACCGAGCCTGCCAATGAGCCTGTGACGCTGGCAGAGGCAAAGGCACACCTGCGCATTGATACGAGCAGCGAAGACACGATTATTGCGTCGTTGATCACGGCCGCCCGCGTGTGGTGCGAGGAATACCTAGACCGCACGTTGTGCTATACGCAGTGGACGCTTCGCACCGATAGTTTCTATGGGCCGGTTGGAAGCCCTGCGCAGTTCGGTTTGCGTGCTGACGGCAACAACATTGAAGGCCGCCAGGGCACGGTGCCAAATCTTGACGTTGAGCTTCCTAGGCCACCAATGGTGCAGGCCGGCACAGCCACGGCCGTGACCATCGCCTACACGCCAGCCGTCAGCGGCACGACGGCAACGTTGGACGCAACGCAATACCGTGTTGACAGGACGCAGACGCCTGGAGCCGTGCGACCGTTGTACGGCAACACGTGGCCCAGCCATCTGGTGGATCAAAACAGCGTGGCGGTGACGTGGTGGGCTGGCTACTCGAGCGACGGCACAAACGTTCCAGGGTCGCTCAAGGCTGCCTTGCTGATGCTTGTGGCACACCTGTGGCGCAACCGCGAAGCCACTGCGGAAGCAGCGTTGTCAGAGGTGCCCTTCGGCGTCAAGTCGCTTCTAGACACGATGCGGTGGGGGGGCTACCGGTAATGCCACTCGACGCCGGAGATCTGTGGGCGCGAATCACCGTGCAGCAGCCCACGTCAACGCAGAACGAGGTTGGCGAATCAACGCTGACGTGGGCCACGTATGCAACCGTGTGGGCCGATATTCAACCGTTGGGAGGCAGAGAAGCCGAGCGCTACGCGGAAACAATCGGCTTGTCTACGCACAAGGTGACGCTGCGATATCTGGACGGGTTCACCTCAAGCATGAGAATCATTTACGACGGCAGAACGCTGGAAATAGGGCAGGTAAACGAGCGTGAACGCCAATGGATTCATGAAGCCATTTGCACTGAAAAGGTCACCACATGAGCCTAGTGGAAGCACCAGAAGCGTTTCTGTACCAGCGGCTGACAAGCCAGACGGCGGTTTCTTCGCTTATCGGAAGCAAAGTGTTTCCGATGCTGGCGCCCACTGGAACGGCGTTGCCGTTGGTTGTGTATCAGCGCGTTGGCGTGCAGCGCGATCAATCACTTATGGGGCCGATTGGCGTGCCGGTCATAACCATTCAGTTGACCAGCTACGACACGTCCTACACCAGCGTCAAAAGCATTGCCCGTGCCGTACGCCTGGCGGTGGACGGCTGGACGGGAACAACGGCCGGCGTGACGATCCAACGCACCACGTTGCAAACGGAAGCCGATAACGTCGAAATGCCAGCCGATGACCAAATGCTGCCCTACTACAGCGTGCAGCAAACGTTTGATTTCCGCATTACTGAGGCCACGTCATGATTGATGTTGCCCTTGGAATCGACGGCCACGCGACCAAGCGCGGTTCTGCGATGACCGAAGAGATACAGAAACTGCAGGATCAACTGCGGCAGTTTCCGTTGAAGATTTGCCGCAAGTACAGCCTTAAGGCTGTGCAGGCCGCTGGAAAGATTGGCAAGGCGGCGCTTAAATCACAGGTAAGCCAGATTGGCAAGAAGACCGGCAACCTGTCGCGGGCTGTTGCCATGCGGACGCGGTTCTACACCAAAAACAAGTCGGGGCTGCCGGTTGGTGTGGCGATTGTTGGCTACCGCCGCAGCGGCACCGGCTCGAGCAAAAAGGTGCCGGGCGGCAAAATTCAAAAAGGAAATGACCGTGCGTTTCATTCGCACCTAGTTGAGTTTGGCACCAAGCGGCGATTTCCTGGCAAAAGCCGCAAGATCACGTCGGAACGCAGATCCGTCAATGGATTTCGCCAAACGCTGGTAAAGCGTGCCAAGGAAGCAGTGGCTGGCCATTCAGTGCTGATGTCGTCCTACAACAGCAGCGGCCCCTTCAAAACTGGCAAATCAGGAACTAGCCCGCCGTACCCAAAGGCGTTTATTGCCCGCATTAACCCATCCGTGGGATTGGGAGAAATGCCTGCGTTTCATCCGTTGCAAAAGGCGTTTGACGGCAGCCGTAGCGCCATGCAATCGGTCCTGCTTGAGCAGATGAAGGCGGGCGTGCGGCAGGCCGCAATAGACCTGAAAAACGGCAAGGGCTGACGCTGCAAGGATTGCGTACGGCACCGCTAAAAAACACGTAGGGCACAGCCCAAAAACCACAGGAGCGATTTTGCCATGCCAGCGCCGTCGGATTCACAGGGTAACAATTTTGTGTTCTCGGGCAGCACCTACACCGCCACCAACGTGGCAGTGAACTACGGCGGGGATCTGCTGGAAACTTCGCACCTCGGCCTAGCCAGCGGCGCCAACCGGACCTACGTTTCGCCGGCGCTCAAGGACAATGAAATCACGGTTGACTACTACGGTTCGGCCGCCATCACTATTGGCACCTCTGGAACGCTGAGCTTTGCGGGCACGTCCTACACGGGCACCGTATCTAG